CGCTGTTGCTGATGCCCTAGAGGAAAAAGGATATTTTACGGATGAGAGTGGTAATCCAAAAATGTCTGGTAAAAAAGACCCTAGAGGGAACAGGGAACTTACAGCAAGAGATTACTTTGAGTCATCAAGAAAGATGAACTACGGTCATAGGGGTGCATCGTCTAATGCTGGATTCGGCTCTATATCATCTTGGATTGGTAATGCAGGGCCAGAGTTTGAGTATTTCAATCAACTTGAAGGTGCTATCCTAACTCCGCAAGAGGCAGTGAATATCAATGATGCCAATGAGTTGCAGGGAAGAACTGGTCAGTTATTATGGAGTGCAGGTAACAAGGCAAGATTTGGCAGGGTAAATGCTGAATTAGATGACCTAGTTTTACGTCATGGTCTGGATATTAATCCGGGCGTATCTAGGAGGCGGGATTCTGCGGTAGATTATTTTGAAAGAATAGATGATGTAGAGTATCCAGATGATCCCCAGAGAAGTATAATACATTCCACATTGTCTGATTCAAGGTTAGGCGGTTCACAAGCGTCAGCCGAAGCAAGGCCATATTCTCTTTTGAATCAGCAAAATCAATTGACACTGGGTAGGGGAGCGACACCTCAAGCAGCGTTAGCCCAACTTGGATTGCTTAATCAAGTTGATGGATTCCAGACAGGCGCTTGGCTGCAAAACCGTGGAGAAGAAAGATTACGTGGAATATTTGGTGACACCGACACAGATCGAATAAAGTCTGCCCTTCAGCAACAGGAAGGCGAAAAGCGGTGGCTTAATTCTGTACGTGAGGCAATGGATAATATACGTGCCAACGGTGGCAAGGTAGATGTCAATCAGATTATGGAGATGGCTGCAAAAGGTGGCAAGTTAATGGGTCGCGGTGCTATAGGGTTTGCTCCGATGGTTGCTCTTATGACCAATGCAGAAGCAGCAGAAGCCTATGATAGTATATCTGTTGACGCCGGTGAGGAATTATGGTCAGCACTTGCTCAGAAAGTTGGTGCTAAAGAATCTTGGGATGCATTTAAAAGCAGGGTATCATCTGGACTTAATACAGCAGCGTCAGGAGCCTACGGACCACAGAATCAGTTAGGTGCTGTTGGGGCGCAGTTCGGACTAAGCACGTTAGGCGCAGTTGCCTCAGAACTTCCGGGCCTTATTGCATCAGCAGTACAGACACCTGTAGCACCAGAAGAGAATATGTCTTGGCTTGAGAGACAGCAACAGAACGCATGGAACAATCAGGACCCAATGCTTAATATGGTACCAGTGTTCCAACCTGCAGACCCAGTAAAGAAATTTGGAGGAGTAGTTCAGCCGATGTACGGCGACCCAATGTTATATGAATGAGCGAGAGCAACTAGAGCAAGCCATAGCAAACGCGAAGGAACTCCAGAGGCGAAAGAAGTTTAACAGAATAGAGTTTTACGATCCCTATCCTTTTCAAAAGGAATTCCACGACACAGGATTTGAGAACAACCAAAGACTGTTGATGTGTGCCAACCGAATAGGCAAGTCCTATTCTGGAGCAGCCGAGATGGCCATGCACCTGACGGGGCTATACCCAGACTGGTGGCAAGGACGTAGATACCGGCGAGCAATCAACGCATGGGTGGGTGGTGTGTCTAACGAATCGACACGTGACATCTGTCAGGCTGAGTTGCTTGGAGCGCCTGAAGACCCAACGGCATTCGGCACCGGAACAGTCCCAAAGGATTGTATCGTAAGCACCGAGCGTAAACCCGGTGTGCCTAATGCTAAGGCTATCGCACTGATTAAACACACATCAGGTGAGAACAGCACGGTACACTTCAAGTCTTATGAGTCTGGTGTTGAGAAGTGGATGGGACGCTCTGTCGACTGCATATGGTTGGATGAGGAACCCGACAGGGAACTTTACTCCCAGAGTGTGACGCGAACACTTGACAGAAAGGGAATGGTCTACCTGACGTTCACCCCAGAAAAAGGCATGACTGAGACTGTAAGCGCCTTCATGAATGATCTAAAGAGAGGACAGTCGCTCACGAACGCCACATGGGATGATGCGTCAGAAGATATCAGAAGTATGTTTGGCAAGCCGGGACATCTTGATCACGATACGATGTCACAGATTTTGGCAGCATACTCACCACACGAACGCGAGATGCGTAAGTATGGTAAACCTACAATTGGTTCAGGATTGGTTTTCCCTATACCAGAGGAGAAACTGATTTACGATCATGTAAAGATCAAGGATCATTGGCCTAGAATAGCAGGAATTGACTTTGGATGGGATCACGACACAGCAGTTGTGTGGGGAGCATTAGACCCCGATGAGGAAGTATTCTACATTTACGATGCGTATAACGCCAACAAAAGATCACCGCAGGAACACTCGCGGGAAATCCTACGCAGACCGGGCTTTATACCTATCGCGTATCCTCATGATGGTAATAGGCGTGATTCTATGGGTAATCCCGGCCTTGCTGATCAGTATCGCAGCCACGGCTGTAATTTTATGTTGGAGCATTTTACTAATCCCCCTGCATTGGGCCAGAAGAAAGGGTCTAATTCAGTGGAGGAGGGAATCCAACAAATGATTGTGTGGATGGAGGATGGCAGATTTCGTATCAAGTCAGACCTTCATCACCTGCTAACGGAATACCGGCAGTATCACAGAAAGGACGGCAAGATAGTACCCATCAGGGACGATAGCATGAGTGCCATGCGATACTGCTTTATGAGTCGTAGATGGGGTGTGACAGGATCAGACGAGACATGGACATTTAACTTTGACAAACCAATCGAATACCAGAATATGGGGATAGTGTGATGAAAGTATACGAAGTAAAGAAACCAAAAAGAGCAATGAAGTCTTACAAGAACTACAGCCATACTGGCGACAAAGATTTAACAAGAATTGTCAAGAAATTTGAGAGCGGGAAGTATTCCAAAACACCTTGCGGAAAATAATATGAGCGATAAAGTAATCACGGATGACGATATCCGTCGCAGAATAGAAGACGAAGTAACCGAAGCATTAGGTTACGGCGACGAGTTATCGCAACAACGTGCCGAGGCTATGGCCTACTACTACGGCTCAGAGATGGGCAATGAAGTAGAGGGCCGATCTCACTACGTAGACTCCACAGTACAGGACTCAATTGAATGGATTAAGCCATCACTGATGCGTGTGTTCGCGTCTGGTGATGAACTTGTTCAATTCCAACCGACTACCCCTAACGATGTGGAGAGTGCAAAGCAGGCCACGGACTATGTGAACTACGTCCTGCAAAGCCAGAATAACGGATGGGAAGTTCTGTACAACTGGTTCACCGATGCCCTGCTGCAGAAGAACGGCATCATTAAGGTGTGGTGGGAAGAGAGCGAAGCATGGCAGCGTGAAGAGTACCAGAACCTGACTGACGTTGAGTTGGAGTCTTTGGTTATGGATGACGCTGTGGAAGTGGTTGAGCATGACGAGATACCCACTGAGATGGGTGCTATGCATAACGTAGTAATCAAGAGATTCATGACTGACGGGATGGTCAAGGTAGCCAACGTGCCACCAGAAGAGTTCCTGATCAACCGTGAGGCAGAGTCTATCGAGGATGCTCGCTTTGTCTGCCATCGTGTACGCAAAACCCTGACTGAACTTCGGGAGATGTATGGCGACGTTGATGCTGAGGACCTGACCGGTGGCGACATACTTGACAACTACACGTTTGATACCGAACGTGCTGCTCGATATATGTTTGACAACAGTGCAATGCCTTCGCCTATTGACAACACAGGTGTTGAGGATGCGCTGAGAGAATACTGGCTGCTTGAGTCATTCATGCAGACCGACTACGACAATGACGGTATTGCCGAACTGCGAAAGGTTTGTACGGTAGGTGACAAAATCCTGTCAAACGAACCTGTTGACTCAATTCCGTTTATCAGTATTACCCCAATTAAGATACCACACAAGTTCTTTGGTTTATCTATTGCTGACCTGACGATTCCGCTACAGCAGATCAAGAGTTCGATCATGCGGAACCTGCTCGACAATATGTACAACCAGAACTTTGGACGATTTGCCGTACTGGAAGGTCAAGCGAATTTAGATGATTTGCTGACCGCGAGGCCGGGCGGTATAGTCCGAGTCAAATCACCCAACGCGGTGACACCTCTGGCGACTCCCGCATTAGAACCTTATACGTTCCAGATGCTAGAGTATATCGACCAAATCAGAGAGTCACGGGCCGGTGTCAGCCGTACAAGTCAGGGCCTTAATGAGAACGCTCTGACCAGTCACACAACCGCTACGGCGGTCAATGCTGTGATGACGGCTGCCCAGTCTAGGGTTGAATTGATTGCACGACAGTTCGCAGAAACCGGCGTCAAGGATTTGATGTGTACGATCTATGAACTGCTGCTAAAGAACATGGACAGAAAACGAGTTGTAAAACTGAGAGATCAATGGGTTGAAGTTGATCCCTCCAGTTGGAATGATAAGATGGACGCTAAGGTGTCAGTCGCACTAGGACATGGAAACAAGGACCAACAGATCATGCAGTTGACCAGTCTGGTTCAGATGGCTTCACAGCAGTCTGGTTCCCCCATGATCCAACCTGAGAATATGTACAACCTTACTGCGTCACTGTTGAAGGCGATGGGCTATCAAAATGTTGATGACTACATCACACCGCCTGACAGACAGCAGCCTCCGCAGCCCGATCCAATCCAACAGGCCACGCTTAAAGCGATGGAAGTGGAAGATCAGGTCAAGCAGGGAGAACTGGAAGTCAAGAAGATGAAGGTTCAAAATGAGATAGAAGAAACCAAGATGGACGCACAGTTCAAAATGGTTGAGATGGAAATGGAGGCTGACCGCGATGCTCCGGTCAAGATTGGATGACCGAGGAATTACGCGAAACACACGCTAAAAGACTGATCCAAGATAAACTGTTTCAGGAATCATGGGAAGTCTTACGAGAACAATTGATGTCGGAGTGGGAACACTCGCAACATCTGGATATCGAAAGACGGGAGTCCTTGTGGCTCTCCGTTAAATTGATTGACAGAATCCGAGCGCACTTTGAGTCAATTGCTGAAACTGGCAAAATGTCAGACTACATCAAAACCCACCCCTACATATAAGGAAAAATTTTTATGAGTGAGAAGACAGCGGATAATGCTCCGGCACCCGCAGCAGAACCACTATCAGAGGCCATGAACTTGGCCGAAGCACAAGAGGCAATCCTCAAGACTTTGGAGGCAGAAGAAGCCCAACCGGAAGTCGCAGAGGAAGCAACAGAAGAAACAGAATCGCAACCTGTATCAGAGGACGAGGAAGTTTCGGCAGAGTACGAAGAAGAATCCGAGGAGGAATCCGAAGAGGAAGAAGAGTACGAGCCAGAGGACAATCGTGAAGAAGAAGGTGATGACGAAGATGAAATGTTCATTGTCAAGGTTGACGGTGAAGACGTTGAAGTCTCGTTTGATGAACTTCTAGAAGGATATTCGCGAACGTCTGATTACACCAAAAAGACGCAAGGCATTGCGGAAGAGCGAAAGGCCATTGAACAAGCCAGAGAGCAATTCAAGTCCGAGTATGCAAATCTTCAAACCGAACGTCAGCAGTATCAACAGGCGCTTGGACAATTGGGCGCACAACTTAACGCCGGCATCATGAAGTATCAAAGTGTTGACTGGGCTAAACTGAAGGATGAGGACCCCGTGGCATACGTCACAAAGCGTGATGAGTTCCGTGAGGAACAGGAGCGCATTCAAATGGTCCAACACCAGATGCATCAAGTCAATGCTCAACAGCAGGCAGATGCTGAGAAACAGCATCGTGAATCAGTGGTAGAACAGACTGCCAAATTAGGACAACTGATCCCAGAGTGGAATGATCCTAAGCAGCAGCCTAGCCTCTCTAAGAGTATCCGTGAGTACGCTTTGGCGGAAGGATATGAAAAGGAAGAGGTTGATGGACTGATCGACGCGAGATCAGTGAATGTTCTCCTGAAAGCCATGCGGTATGATGCTTTACAGAAAGCCGATGTTAAGACTAAAAAGGTGCGTAACCGACCCAAGATGGCCAGACCCGGAACCAAACGGGCAAAGTCTGATGCTGCAAAAAGGCGAAAAGCCGGACTTTCAAAAACACTCCAAGATACTGGCAGACCAGAAGATGCTGCCAAGTTAATCGAGGACTTGATATAGGAGAAAAATATCATGGCAGTACCTACAAATACCCGCGTCACTTATGGCGCAGTCGGAATCCGAGAGGACCTGTCCGACATCATCTACAACATTGCGCCGGAAGACACTCCCTTCATGAGTGGCATTGGCCGTTCAACCTGCGACAACACTTACTTTGAGTGGCAGACTGATACGCTAAACGGTGGCAACGACAACCGTCAGGTTGAAGGCGACAATGCAACCGTCATTGCTGTTGACGAGCCGACCCGCGTAGGCAACTATACGCAGATCAGCACGAAGGCTGTCCAGAGTTCTGGCACCGCTGAGGCTGTGGACTTTGCCGGCCGTAAGTCAACTCAGGCTTACCAGATGGCCAAACGTGCAAAGGAGTTGAAGTTAGACATGGAAGCCATGTTGCTTGAACTCGCACAGGCCCCGTCTGCAGGCACCGCGTCTACTGCCCGTGCTACCGGCTCTGTCGGTGCGTGGATCACCTCCAACGTGACTGTCGGCACGGTTGTCTCTGAGGATGACATCCGCGACAACATGGAGCAGTGTTGGACCGCAGGCGCTATGCCTAAAGTCCTGATGTGCGATGGCGTTGTTAAACAGGCTATCTCTGCACTTTCGCAGAGCGTGTCTGAGTTGCGTACCGCAGCCAACGACAAGTCGCCCGCCTTCGTGGTCGCAGCGGTGGACATCTATGTTTCCGACTTCGGAAACCTCCAGATTGTACCGAACCGTCTGATGCCTGCCGAAACGGCATACTTGCTCGACTATGACTTCTGGGATGTTGCTTACCTGCGTCCGTTCATGACTCATGAACTGGCTCGTACCGGTGACTCCATCAGCCAGTTGCTCGTCGTTGAGTATGGTCTTCGTTCCAAGAACGAGGAAGCCAACGGCAAAATCACTGGTTGGGCGCCTGCGCCGTAAATCAAACTGGGATACCCCTCCTTCGGGAGGGGTTGACCTTTTTAAGGAAACAAAATGGCTACAGTAAAAACGACAAATGTTGAACCAAGAACAACCAATGGAACATTAACCATTGGCACTGATGACTCGGCCACTTACTTCAAGGGTCAAGTCGTTCTACCTGAACACGCTACAAAAGCAGAACTCGATGAAGAGTTTCAGATTTTGTTAGCAAGAATCGAGGCATTAGAGAACGCATGAAGTTGACGAAAAAACATTTTCAGAAACCGAAAGAGAAGAAACCAGAGGGTAAGAAAATCGACCCTATAAAAGAACTCAAAAGAGCATACGCAGAGCCTACCAAAGTTGCGAGAGTTGGTGGAAAGGGCTACGTATGAAAACTATCTTTGACCAAACAGCACACACCAAGACCGTGTACGAGGAGTCGGCAGACCAGATTACGCTTACTACTCACCAAGATGCACAACCAATTCTTGAGCGCAACGCTTACGAAAGAAACAACGGAATCAACGACTCCACCAACACTGCGTTGGGAAGGAAGGTGGCATCCATACCTTTGGTAGTGTGGCAGGAGTGGATAAAGAAATCTAACGGGGATGTTCAAAGGGACCCCGCTGTACTTGCAGCATTCCTCAATGACCCAGACAACGCCTACCTCAAGACACATAACAGCAGGATTTAATCATGGCACTATCTACCTACGATGAACTAAAGGCATCCATTGCTAACTGGGCAGACAGGGATGATCTATCTAACTTCATCCCTGACTTTATTGCGCTTACTGAGGCACGATTCAATCGTGAACTTCGCCTGCGCTCTATGGAGCAAAAAGAATACGCTACTACCGTGGGTGGACAGGCCAACTATGCATTGCCTACTAACTACCTTCAGATGCGTGAGTTCAGGTTGAATACAGACCCCACAATATCACTTCAGTATGTTAGCCCAGAAATTTATGAGGCTTGGAATCTAGGTTCCGGCCGGCCAAAGTATTACACAATTATTGCAAATGAAATCCGCTTAGGCCCAGTACCTTCCGGTGCTTACGAGATGGAAATGTTGTTCTGGAGAAAGTTCCCAAGCCTGTCCCCGACGCATACCACGAACTGGATGCTTCAGAATGCGCCTGACGTTTACCTATACGGCGCTCTGCTTGAACTGGAGCCGTTCATACAGAATGATGGTCGTATCGCTGT